CACATAGAATCACAAACTGCATTTACAATAGATAGTTGTGCATTTGTAGGTATTAGTCCTAGTGGAAATTCATATACATCACAAATTAGTAGTTCTGTATCAATACCTCTTGAAAAAGAGTTTATTGTATCAGACAATATACCACCTATGAAAGTTATAGACTTTTTAACTGGTCTATTTAAGATGTTTAATCTTACTGCATTTCAACAAGATGGTATTATACATGTTAAAACACTTGAAAGTTTTTATAATGGTGGAACTGTTAGAGATATAACAGAGTTTGTAGATCCACAAACTATACAAGTAAATAAAGCACTACCATATAGAGAAATAGAATTTAGATATGAAGATACAGGTGCAACATTAGCAAATCAACATAAAGAATCACAAGGTGTAGAATGGGGTTCTGCTAAATATGTAGAAACAGGTAACTTAAACTCTAATGATCAAAAGTTTGAAGTAACTGCACCTTTTGCACATTTAAAGTATGAAAGAATTAATGGTATACTTACAGATATACAATGGGGTTTTATGGCAGATGAAAAGAATGAGCCTTATTTTGATAAACCAGTATTGTTTATAGGTGAGTTTGTAAACTTAACAAATCCTATAAGATTTTTAAATGGAAAAACAGGTACAAGCAGTATATCAGATATATCAGACTACTGGATGCCTTCTAATTTTGTAAGTAGAGATAGCACAATAAGCAAAGAAGGTCTACATTTTGATTTAGAATTGTCAGAATGGAACTCTACTACAGCTTTTACAGAAACATTATTTGACAAGTATTACAGATTTTATATATCAGGTATATTTAACTCTGCTAAAAGACTAACTAAAATAACAGCAAGATTGCCAAAAAGGTTTGTTATAAACTTTACATTAGCAGATACTCTAGTAATAAATAGTGATAGATATAAAATTAACAGCATTACAACTGATTTATTATCAGGTGCAAGTCAATTAGAACTACTTAATGAAACAGTTAATGATGCAACAGCAACACAAACAGAAACAGGAGGAGGACAAGGACAACTAAATGCACCTCTAACAAATGTTTTAACATTATATCAATGTGCAAGTCCTAACAATACATTTGAATCTGCATCAACACTTGCAGTTTTAAACTTAGCTAACAATGCAAGAGTACAAGATGGATCAGGAAATAGCTATAAAGTAACAGGTAACAATCCACCAAACACACATACATCAGTAGCAATATCTGCTACAGGTTTAACAGATTGTCCCTCAAACCAAACACCTGATGCTACTCAATATTATAGTCTTACAAAATGTAGTGATAACACAACAAATTACAGAACATCTACAGAAGTTGATAATCCTACATATGCAATAACACAACAAGTGTTTGACAATGCTGTAAAATATGTAGTAAGAAATGCTACAGCAGAAGATACTGTACCAAGTGTTACAATAACATCAACACCTAGTCCTGCACAACTTACTTGTACAGGTAATACAACAGCATACTACTATTCTTTAAATGCTTGTTTGACTGGAAGTGCAACTACATTATATGGTTTTAGTAGTAATAGCTCAAAAACAGGAACTGTTAGTTATCAAAATCAAACATATGTTATAGGACCATCAGGTGGTAATACAGGAACAATAGATATTGACAGTCTAAATACATCTGCATGTATTACATATTACTATGCTATGATAGAGTGTGGTCAGTCTGCTATTACTTTCTATGGTTATAGTGCATCTAGTACAAGAAACAATACAAGATTAGAATATAATGGTACATGTTATATTATACAAAACACAACAAATCAAGTAGCAGCTATAGACTTAGACACATTGTCTGCATGTTCCTGTACATCAATTACTTACTATTATTTATTAAGAGATTGTGATACTGTTACTACTGTAAGAACAGCTACAACTACTACAGATATACCTAGTTTGACAGTAAGTAGTACTGTTTCTAGTGCATCTAGAGTGCAAGATGCTAGTACAGGAAAATGTTATACTGTTACAGGCACAACATCTAATACAGTTTTATATCCTAATCCTATAGGTCAAATTACAGATCTTGGTGTTTTAGGATGTCCTGCTACACCTTGTACAAATGTTTTATATTATCAATTAGAACAATGTAGTACAGGAAATACAGGTTATATATCAACACAAGATACTACACAAATATCACTATCTGTAAATGATATTGTTGCAACAGGTAGTTTATCAGGACCTAGATACAAAGTACTAGGTACAACAGGTAGTGGAATACAAGTTGGTACTGTTTACTTAACACCTGATTCAGCATGTCCTACTTTTTATGAATTAACACAATGTTATACAAATCAAACAGGGTACAGAACAAATCAAAGTACAAGTGGTACAGGCAGTATATCATTAAGTGTTGGAGATAGAGTTACAGATCCATGTGGTATGCCTTATACAGTTACTACAGTTGGAGTATCAGGAGGATCATTTACAAATGTAGGAGATGTAACAGATACAGGACAAACAGGATGTCCAACAGTTACAGGAAGTACACAATATTGGTCAATGGATAGGTGTAGTGATGGTACAACTGGTTACTTATCTTCACAAACTACAAGTGATGTTACTTTTAATGCTAATGATACAGTTACTGTAGGAAGTACAAGGTATCAAATTGTTGGTGCAGCAACTCTATCTAGTGGTACAACAGTAGGTGTTGCATGTGCTGATGGAGGTAATAATTGTTTAACACCTGTTTCACCACCTCAGCCACCTGCTGCTACAATATATTATGCAAGGTTTGTAAGTTGTGATGATCCTACAGGTGCAATAATAGCTGTATATAGCACAATAGCAATAGGTACATTTTGGGTAATACAAGAAGTTAATGGTACAGAATGTTATAGATGGTTAGATAATACACAAGGTGTTAACCCAACTGAGCTAAATAGCTCTAATTTTAACTTTTTTACAGAAGAAAGTACAGCAGGAGCAAACTGTTTAGACTGTCAAGCTACAGTTCCAACACCACCTCCACCAGTTGGACCACCACCTGCAACATCATGTCATACAGTTAGTTTGTATCAAGGTTCTTATGTAATAGATTTATGTAGTGGATTACCTGCACCTGCATATTTAAATGCAAGTACATTAGCTGCTGCAAGTCAAGTATATACAGACAATACATGTAGCACATTATTAGGTTCAGATAGGTATTTTGCAGAATATCAAGGTGGTAATTATTACTATTGGAACTCATCAGCACAAACATTAACAGGTCCATTTACAACAAATTGTCCATAATGAAAGAAATTGAAAACTTTATAACACACAATGAAGCAAAGTATCTTATGAATATGATAGATAAGTTTGCAAATAAGTCAATGGTTGTAGGATCAGGTAAAACTATAAATGAATATCATAAATCAAGAACATCATACACATCTAATTTATGGTCAAATGATCCAACAGTAGAAACATTACATAAAAGAATAGCTAAATACTTAGGTCAGCCTTTACACAAAGGTGAATCATTACAAGGACAAAGGTATAACAAAGGTCAATACTTTAGATCACACAATGATTATTTTAAAGGTAATAGTTATGATAAAAACTGTTTGTCAAGTGGTAACAGAACATACACATTTATGCTGTATTTAAATGATGATTTTAGTGGAGGCACTACAAACTTTCCACATCTTAATAAAGAAATAAAACCATTAGCATGTAAAGCTGTAGTTTGGAATAATTTACAACATGGAGTTCCTAATGAGTACATGCAACATAGTGGAGAAGAAGTTACAGAAGGCACAAAGTACATAATCACATCATGGTGGAGAGAAAATACTTGGACAATAGGTGCTGATTATAAAGAATATGAGCAAAAGTTAAAAAACCAACAATTAAGTATTATATAAATAGGATGCTAAAAAACATTATAGAGCTTTTACAGGTAGTAAATGGTGAAACAGAGAGGATTAGATTTGCACAAGGCAGTCATTTCTTACCTAATAATTGGAAAAAGGGGTTTAATCTAGCTAAAAAAATTGCAAAATTTGACAAACAAGACTTATGAAAATAGGTAAATACAAAATAAACATAGAAGTAGACAATCAACAGGCTAATCAAGAGCTGCAAGAAACAGCAGATGAGTTAAAGAATGTTGAGACTAACATGGATGATGTATCTGAAACAGGTGATGCCTTAACAGGTGGTCTAGTTTCTAGTTTTAAAAATGTACAAAAAGGTATACTAACAGCAATTAGAAGTTTAAGAACTCTAAAAGGTGTATTGATTGCTACAGGTATTGGTGCATTTGCACTTGCAATAGGTGCAGTAACTGCTGCTTTCCAAAATTCAGAAGAAGGTCAAAATAGATTTGCTAGAATAATGAGCCAAATTGCAGTTGTAACTGGTAATGTTCTAGATATTTTATCAGATCTAGGTGGTGCAGTTATAAATGCAGGTAAAATACTTCTAAATTTCTTTAAAGGTGATTTTGGTGCAGTATCAGAAGCCTTTAATGATTTAAAAGGTAATTTAGGAGATGCAGTAGATGGAGTTAAAAACTTTGGTGAGGAGACTAGAAAAGAAATAAAGATTGCAGGACAACTTGCAGATGCAAGAGCTAAAGCAGATAGAATAGAAAGACAGTTACTTGTAGATAGAGCTGAGGCAGATAGAAAGAGAGCAGAGTTATTAGAAAAAGCAGTTGATAGAGAAAGATTTAGTACAGAAGAAAGAATAGGGTTTTTACAAGAAGCTAGTGCATTAGATGAAGAAATTACAAAGAAAGAAATAGCATTAACAGGTATAAGACTAAATGCTAAGGTTGAAGAAAACAAATTATCAGGATCTACTAAAGAAGATTTGCAAGAGGAGGCACAATTAAGAGCAGACCTTATTACTTTAGAAACAACAAGATTATCTAAACAAAAAGAAGTAACTGGTCAAATCATAGCATTAAAGAATGAGGAGAAAGCTGCAAATGAAGCTGCAAGTAAAGCAGCAGAGGCTGAAATAAAAGCACAAGAGGCTGCACTACAAACTTTTCAGTTAGCAGAAAGAGAGGCATTAGCTATTAATGAAGATGAGAAAAAAGAATTGCAAATTACTAAAACACAAGAAAGGTATGATGCTCTTATAGAACAAGCAAAGAAGTTTGGTAGAGATACAGCAGCATTAGAAGATGCAAGAACTAGAGCTATTGCACAAATTACAGCACAAGGTGAAGAAGATACTGGTGAAATAGTAGAACAAGGTGAAAAGTTTAAAGTAGACACACTACTTAAATTTACAGCATTAGGTATAGGTATAGCATCAGAAGGTTCTAATGCAGCTAAGGCATTAGGTATAGCACAAGCTATTATATCTACTTATGTAGGTGCAGCAGATGTATTAGCAACAGAAAAAACATTGTTTGGTAAAATAGCAGGAGTTGCAGCAGTATTAGCTACAGGTTTCCAACAAGTAAGAGCTATTAAACAAACACAAATACCAGTATTGAGTGTAGGAGGTGTTACTGGAGCAACAGGAGCTACACCACCTGCACAAATAATACAGCCACCACAATTTAATGTTGTAGGTGCATCACCTATAAATCAATTAACAGAAGCTATAGCAGCAGGACAAGATAGACCTGTTAAAGCATTTGTAGTAGCAGGTGATGTTACAACAGCACAAGAGTTAGATAGAAATACAATAACAACAGCAGGAATTTAAAAAAAATAATAAGTAAATAATTATAATAATATGAAGATTGTAGAATTAATATTAGATGAAGATCAAGAGTTTAATGGAATAGATGCAATTTCTATTGTAGAGAATCCTGCAATACAAAGCAACTTTGTAGCATTAAAAGATCAACAAGAAATAAAGTTAGCTGAGGTATCTAAAGATAAAAGATTACTACTTGGACCTATACTAATACCTAATAAACCTATTTTAAGAAATGGAAAAGAAGAAGATTACTATATATACTTTTCTAAAGAGACTGTAGAAAAAGCAAGTCAAATGTATCTTAAAGAAGGTAATCAAGGTAATGCTACATTAGAGCATCAGTACAGTTTAAAAGGTCTAACACTTGTAGAAAGTTGGATAGTACAAGATGAAGTACATGATAAGAGTAGATTATATGAAAGCACTAAAGAAGTACCAGTAGGCACATGGATGGGTGCAATAAGAGTAGATAGTGATGAAGTTTGGAAAGATTATGTAAAAGAAGGTGTAGTTAAAGGATTTTCTATAGAAGGCTATTTTGCAGACAAAAGTGAGAGACCTAAAGAGGCTATAGATGACTTTTTAAGCCAATTAGAGGCAGCAGAGGCAGAGTATCTATTGTCAGAGATAGAAAAAGCTATAAATGAAGAAGAAGTTGAATTAGAGAGCTTTAATGACTATCCTGATGGTGTAGCAAATAATGCAAAAAAGGGTATTGAGCTAAATGAAAAGATAAACAACAGATGTGCAACAGATGTAGGTAAGATTAGAGCTACACAACTTGCACAAAAAAAGAATATAACTGTAAGTACAATAAAAAGAATGTACAGCTATCTATCTAGAGCAGAAGATATGTACAGAAAGAATGAGAATGATTCAGAGGCATGTGCTAATATATCATACCTATTGTGGGGTGGATTAGCAGCATTAGGATGGAGCAGAAACAAACTAAGAGAATTAGGAGAGTTAGAGCTTGAAACTATTGTAGTTGATGATGACTTTGCAATAATTGATGATAGATTAGCATATTCTTCTGTTGAAAAAGCAGAGGAAATGGCTAGAAATATTGGATGTGAGGGGTACCATATGCATGAGCTAGATGGAAAAGAGTGGTTTATGCCTTGTTTTCAGCATACATTAAAAAAACCATGTACAGCAGGTTATGAAATGTATGGATTTAAAATAAAAAATGGGAAAAGAGTTCCTAATTGTATACCAATAAGAAGATAATTATGCCAAACAAATATAAGCACAAGAAGAAAAAGAAGAAAAGATAATGGCAAGAAGGGTAATTCATGTCAAAATAGAGAGACCTAAAGTTAGAAGAAAAGGGGTACATGCTAAAACTAAAAGTAGTAAACTAAAATCTAGCAAACACTACTTAAAAAAATACAGAGGTCAAGGAAGATGAAAAAAAATAGAAAAAGAAAAAATCCTGCACCATCATATACAAGTCCTATAAGGTCTACTAAGGGATGTTTGTGTGATGATAATACATACCATCCTGATTGTTGTGATGGAACTATCTTTGCACAAGGGGTAGGTAAAACAGAAAGTTAGACCAAATATATAAATTTTTAGTTCAATATAATTATATGATTATGAAAGCAACTGATACATTAAGTAAAATTAAAAATATCTTAGGTATGGAATTATCAAAAGATGAAGTTAAGGATGTAGAAGTTAAAGCAGAAGAAGTTGTTTTAGCTACTATGAACTTAGAAAATGGAACAGTCATTGAAGCTGAAGAATTTGCAGCAGGTAGAGAAGTCTTTATTGTTACAGAAGATGATAGAGTGCCTATGCCAGTTGGTGAATATACTTTAGAAGATGGTAGATCAGTTGTAGTTGAAGAAGAAGGTGTGATTGCTAGTATTGCTGATGCTGCTGAGGAACCAGTTGCTGAGGAAGAAGAAGTTGAAGCAAAACAAGAAGAAACATCTGAGGAATTAACTACAGAATTTGCTACTAAAGAACAGTTTGATGAGCTGAAAGCTATGGTTGAAGATTTAAAAGTAAACCTTAGTGATGTGCTGAAAAGCAAAGAAGTGGAGCTTAGTGAAGTAAAAGAGGAGTTATCAGAAACACCTGATGCAGAGCCTTTAAAACACTCTCCAGAAAATAAATCAAATGATGACTTTTATCATATTGCATCTCAGAGAACTGAGACTAGACTTGATAGAATCATGAGAAAATTAAGTTAAATAAATAAAAATTAAAGAAAATGAGTAAACCTACTATAACTACTACTTATGCAGGAGAATCAGCTAAAAAATATATTGCTGCTGCTCTGCTAGAGGGTACAACTTTGGCAAATGGTGGAATGACTATTATGCCAAATGTAAAACACAAAAGTGTTATCCAAAAGGTGGATGTCTCAGGCTTAATAGCTAATGCAACTTGTGATTTTTCAGATGCAGGTACAGTAGCAATAAGTGAAAGAATCATCACACTAGAGGAATTTCAAGTAAATGTAAAGTTCTGTACTAAGCAATTTGTTGATTCTTGGGAATCTGCTGAGCTAGGTGCATCAACTTTCAAAAATATGCCATCATCATTTGGTGATTTCATCATTGGAAACTTTGCAGATCAAATTTCTGCATCAGTAGAAAATGCAATATGGCAAGGTGCAAATGCAACAGCAGGACAAATTGATGGATTTGAGGTGCTATGGGCAGCTGATTCTGATATTGTAGATGTTACAGCAACTACAGTTACTGCATCAAATGTAATTACTGAGCTAGGTAAAATCCTAGATGCTGCACCAAATACAGTATATGGTAAAGAAGATTTAACTCTATATGTCTCTAGAAACATTATGAAAGCATATGTTAGAGCTTTAGCTGCACAAGGTGGTGGTTATGAAAACAGAGTGAACATGTGGTATGATATGAATACTCCATTAACTTTTGATGGTATTCCTCTATTCTTAGCAAATGGTCTATCTGATGATACTGCTGCACTAGCACAAAAATCTAACCTATACTTTGGTACTAACTTAGTATCAGACATGAATGAGGTAAGAGTAATTGACACATCAGAAACATTAGGAGACCAAAATGCAAGATTTGTTTCAAGATTTGCATATGGTATTCAGTATGGATATGGTGCTGAGATAGTTTTCTATTCATAATAGAGTAATAAGTATAATTAACTAGTATATGGGAGGTGAAAGCCTCCCCATACTTTAAAAAATTTAAAATAATATGAGTTGTGCAATAACATCAGGTAGACAAGTACCTTGTAAAAATAAATCAGGATCTCTTAAAACTGTATACTTTGCAGATTTTGGTACACTTGGAGCTGTAACTGAATCAGCAGGATTAATTTCTGCTTTAGGTGGTAGCCCAACATGGTATCAGTTTGATGTAAGAGGTACATCTAATTTAGATAGTACTGTAACATCATCAAGAGAAAATGGAACTACTTTTTACACACAAACATTAACACTACAACTTCAATATTATGATAGAGCAACAAGTGAACAAATTAAATTATTAGCTGTAGGTAGACCACACATTGTAGTGGTAGATGCAGATGATAATCATTTAGTAGTTGGGAAGGTGAATGGAGCAGAGCTTACTACTGGTAATTTCTCTGTTGGTGCAAACATGGGTGATTTTAATGGATTTAATCTTACTTTTGAAGCACTAGAAACAGCACCACCTGACTTTATAACAAGTACAGTTGTAACTGCTGATGCAAGTGCAACTCAAATAAGTACTTTTCCTACTGCTTAATTGAGCAGACATCATAATAGTTAAGTGTTTTTCTATGAAAGGGGATCTATAAGGTCTCCTTTTTTTTTTAAAAAACTTTACACTTTATAAAAAACAATCAAAAGAGTATTATATAAGTATGATATATTTAAGTGATGCAGTATCTGCACAAAGTTTTACATTTATTCCTAGAAGTTTTGCAATAAATGCAAGGTTAGAAGTAAAAGATGAAGAAACAGGTATTGTGCAAAACAACAATGTTGCAATTAACAAGCTAAGTGGTTATGCATCTATTAATGTAGCATTAACATTACAGGAAGATAAATTTTATGAAGTTACAGTTGTATCTATAGGATCTAACTGGGATGTAGTAGATCAATTTTGGAATTTAACAACTGTAAACTGGGAAGAAGGAATAACAAGGTCAGGTAGTGCATGGAATTTTGCTACAGATACTTGGAATGAAACAACAGGTAATTGGGATACAGTAAGAGAGCCTAAAGAAATAGTAATTTATAAAGACAGATTATTCTGTACAAATCAAACATTATCACAAGGTGCTAATGAATATTATGATGTAGATAAAGGTGTGTACAAACACACTACAGCAGGAACAAATAAATATAAAGTATATAATGCATAATTATGAGTAGACAACATAGGAGACCAAAGTTTGAAGGAGATATTAGAGTAGTAGAGTTAGCAGCTTATACAGCTCCTAAAATTATAGAAGATCCAAGAAAAGATTTTGTAATGTATGGTGAGGATAATAACTATTATCAATATCTAATTGACCTATATAATGGTTCACCTACAAATCATGCCTGTATTAATGGTATTAGTGAAATGATTTATGGTAAAGGATTAGATGCAACTGATTCTAATACTAAGCCTGATCAATATGCACAAATGTTAAGCCTATTAAAAAAAGATGTAGTTAGAAAAGTAATATATGACTACTATCTAATGGGTGGTGCTGCACTACAAATAATATATGGAAAAGGTAGAAAGAAGATAGTACAGGTAGAACACATGCCTGTAGAGACAATTAGAGCTGAAAAATCAGGTGAATCAGGAGAAATTGAAGCATACTATTATTTTCATGATTG